TCAGTCGGCGACGGTGGGCCTGTGGATCGCGGCGGACAGCGGGCTGTTTTTCCTGGACATTGATGCGCTACCTGCCGAGTACACGACGGACGATCAAGCGGACAAATTGCTGTCAATGTTTCCCGGCGCTTACATGGAATGGAGCGTGGGCAAGCGCGGGTTGCATGTCATTGGCCGGATGGCCGCGCCGCTTCCGCACTCTTGCCGCAATGACGAGCTGCACTTGGAGTTCTACACGAAGGATCGCGGCGTTGCGCTGAATATTGATGCGGTGCCAAGCGGGTGCATGGATTCAGTGCATGACGTGAGCGCGTTGGTGGCCGAATACTTCCCGCCGCGCGCAGTCGCAACACCTGCCGATGTTGAGCCGGTTGGCATTGATGACGATGATTTGATACAGCGCGCGCTGAACGCCCGTAGCAGTGCAGCGGCTGCGTTTGGTGGCAAGGCCAGCTTTGCGCAGTTGTGGAACGGCGAAGCTGAAAAGAACAGCGAGCACGACGCAGCGCTCGCTGCGCACCTTGCCTTCTGGACGGGGCGCGATGGCGAGCGCATCGAGCGCCTGATGCTGCGCAGCGGCATGGTGCGCGATAAGTGGAAGACACATCACACCTATCTGGTGACAACCATTGAAGGCGCGTGTGCGAAGGTCACAACGGTGTATAAGCCGATGCCCGCGCCAGTGGCCCCGCTTGCTACTGATGACGGCGTGACCGCCGTATCTGAACTGTCAAATGCCTACCGCATGAAGCGAACGCATGGCGCGGACTTGCTCGCGGTGGCCGGCATCGGCTGGCATGTCTGGAGCGAAGGGCCATGGCGACACGATCCGCCGGCAGTGCATCGGTTGGCGTTCGGGCTGTCGCGCGTGATCCAAGGCGAGGCGGACGAGATGGAACCTTGGGTAAACGATGAAACGATCTTGGGCAGTGAAGAGGCCGAGCGCCGAGCGGAGATACAGAAGAATCGCTGGCGGTGGGCCAAGTCGAGCGAAAGCCGCACCGTTATCAACAACTCGCTGGCGCTGCTACAAAACATGCTGCCCTGCGACGCCGCAACGCTGGACGCCAAACCCATGCTGGTGGGCTGCGCTGGGGGCGTTATCGACTTGGCGACATGCGCGATGCGCGAGCATCGGCGCGAGGATCGCATCACAAAGACCATCGCGTTTGACTACGACCCGAGGGCAAGCGCGCCGCAATGGGAACGATTTATCCATGAAATGATGGGCGGCGACGTTGAGCTAATCGGCTACCTGCAAACGCTGTGTGGCTACATTCTTTCTGGCGCGCGTGGCGAACACATTTTGCCGATCCTCTACGGCACAGGTGCGTACGGTAAATCTACGTTCCTGACGACGCTGCAAGCGGTGATGGGTGATTACGCTTGCGTTGCGGCGCCGGGCTTGCTTATCAGTCGTGGCGGCAGCGAACACCCTACGGGACTGGCGGCGCTCCAAGGTCGCAGGCTGGCCGTGGTTTCCGAAACCGGCGAGGGTGGCCGATTGAACGAAGAGCAAGTCAAGTCTCTGACGGGTGGCGACCGCATCGCGGCGCGGCGGATGAGACAAGATTTCTATGAGTTCGACGCGACGCATGTGATCGTGTTGCAGACCAATCACAAGCCGCGCGTTGTCGGCAACGATGAAGGAATTTGGCGGCGACTGAAGCTGGTGCCGTTCACCCAAACAATCCCCGCTGAGCGACGCGACCCGGATTTGCCCAGCAAATTAGCGGCGGAGCTTCCCGGTATTTTGGCGTGGGTAGTTGAAGGCTGGCGCAAATATCAGGCGCGTGGATTTGTGGAACCTAAGGCAGTCCGCGCCGCCACCGCTGAATATCGGAGTGACAGTGACCACGTTGGGGCGTTCCTGGCTGAGCGTTGCGTGATCGACCGCGAACGCACGGCTTTGGCGACTGATGTCTACATCGCCTACAAGCTGTGGTGCGATGAGGCCGGGGAGCGGCCGCTGTCGCAGCGCACGTTGGGCCTGAGGCTCGCTGAGCGGCCCGGCATCGAGCAGGCGCGCACCATGAACGCACGCATCTGGCGAGGGCTAGTGGTCGACCACGCTGCCCGGTTGCGGCTGGCTAACAGCGCATGACGCATATGACGCAATGACGCTTATTTTCCATTATTAGCCCATGCTGAGTTCAAAGTTAAAGTAATACATTAAGTGTCTAACGCCCTAAGGCTCATAAGGGAGAAATTGCGTCATTGCGTCATATGCGTCATGCGGCGGCGTGGTCATCACGTTTGCGCAGTTTTGCAAACTTCCAGCGCCGCCGTTTCAGTCATTTCATCTCATACCGTTTCACGCTTGACCTATTGCCGCACCCCTATTTCATAGGCATCCGGGAATTCCCTTTCACCCTCCCGGAGAAATCACATGCGTACCCTGCAAGCTATCCGCGAAGCCAAGGCCGTCAAGGTCGCCGAGCTTCGCGGCATCCTGGCGAAAGCTGACATCGAAAAGCGTTCGCTGGCCCCTGAAGAGTCCAGCGCCTTCGACAAGATCAAGGGCGAAATTACCGAGCTGGAAGCCGAAGAGCAGCGCGCCACGTTCATGGCCGATGCGGAACGCCGCAGCGCGGGCGTGGTCATCACTGGCAACGGCGGCGACAACTTCGCCAACCTGCAAAAGCAGGTCAGCGTCATGAAGGTGTTGCAGGCCGCCGTCGAGGGCCGCGCGCTGTCCGGTGCCGAGGCCGAGTATCACGCCGAGACTGAGCGACGCACGGGCCGGAAAGCGCAGGGCGTCTTTGTCCCGATGTCTGCCATTGAGCAGCGCGTGAACACCACGGCATCCATGCCGGAACTGGTGCCGACCGACTACCGCGCAGAGCAGTACATCCAACCTTTGCGCAACCGCCTGCTGGCGCGTCGCTTGGGCGTCCGCGTGCTGTCCGGTTTGCAGGGCAATGTCGTGGTTCCGAAGCACGGCACAGGACTTTCCGTTGGCTGGGTTGCCGAGAATCAAGCGGTGCCGGAATCCGACATGGCACCGGATAGCGTCACCCTGTCGCCGAAGCACGCGGGCGGCGTGACCGAGCTTTCCCGGCAGCTCATCATGCAAGGCAGCCCGGACGTGGAACAGCTTGTCCGCGATGAGTTCGCTGCGATGATCGCGCAGGCGATTGATGGCGCGCTCATCAAGGGCGGCGGCGTCAATGAACCCAAGGGCGTGCTGTCCACAGTGGGCATCCAGACGGGCACGCTCGCGGCGCTCAATTGGGCATCCGTGCTGGGCATGAAGCTGAAGGCCGATTCTGTCAACGCCGATGCGGTCAATTGGGTGATGAACGCGAAGGCTGCGGCCAAGTTTGCAGGCACCGAAAAGAGCAATGGCACCGGCATCTACCTGATGGGCGATGACGGCAAGATTGCTGGCCTGCCCGCGTATGTCACCAATCAGGTGCCGGACGTGGCCATTGATAGCGCTTTTGCCATCCTGGGCGACTGGTCGCAGGTCATGTTGGGCATCTGGTCGGAAATTGACCTGCTGGTGAACCCGTACGCCGAAACCGCATACCGTCGCGGCGGCGTGCTGGTGCGTGCCATGTCCACGGTTGATGTCGCCGTGCGTCACCCGGAAGCGTTCGTGGTCGCCAGTGATGTCGCCATCTAACGACATGGAGCGCCGCGCCGCGCTTGACGTAAAGGCGAGCGGTCGCAAGTTGACGGGCTACGTTGCGCGCTTCGATACCGAGGCGCGCATCGGGTCTTTCACCGAAGTCATCCGGCGCGGGGCTTTTGCCCCCTCGCTGGCTTCCGGTAAAGACATTCTGGCGCTCGCCGACCACGATCCGAAATCAGTGCTGGGCCGCACGCGCACCGGCACGCTTGAATTGCGAGAGGACGAACATGGACTGGCTTTCACCTTGGCGCTGCCCGACACGCAAGCGGGCCGCGATCTGGTGGCGCTCGCTGAGCGTGGTGATTTGGGTGGTTGCAGTTTCGGTTTCACAGTGACGCCAGAGGGCGAACGCTGGGACGGCAACCGCCGCGCACTGCGCAGCGTGGAATTGCATGAGGTCAGCATCGTGCAGTCCTGGCCCGCCTACAACAACACTGAAGTGAGCCTGTGCAGCCGGCAGCCCGCTAATCAGCTGGCGTTGCTGCATTATTGGGTGGAGACGGTGCGATGAAACTCCGCGACCTATTCAAGCGCGCCGAGCAGCGCGCCACCGGGGATGATCCGTCGTGGCAAGCAATGGCCGGCATTGGCCTGAGCGCATCGGGTCAGCACGTTGACGCCAAGGCAGCGGAGAGCATTAGCGCGGTGTTTGGCTGCGTCCAAGCCCTGAGCGAATCAACCGCCTGCCTGCCGTTGCATGTCTTTGAGCGCGGCGATAATGGTCAGCGCAGCCGCGCCGACGATCATCCATTGTCCCGCGTGTTGCGCGCGCCGAACCCGCATCAAACCGGCTTGGCGTTCCGCGAGGCAATGACCGCCGCTGTCCTGATGCACGGCAACGCATATGCCCGAATCGAATGGGCGGGCGATGGTAGCGCGCGCAGCCTCACGCCGATCCATCCGCGCAACGTGGCGGTGGTGCGGCTGCCATCGCGGCGCTACGCGTTTGACGTGACTGACGATGACGGCAAGCGCGAACGGCTGCTGGATGATGAGGTCTTCCACTTGGCCGACCGCTGCGAG